CCTGGTCTTAATTCATTAAACCAAATGGGTATTCCAAAAAGATCTTTAGATCTTGTTTTTGGTGGTGGCTTTGAATTACCTGTTGGTCCTTATGTAGCAATTCCTGCTTCTACAATTGTTAAAAAGAAACCAGAACTTGAAGAATCACTAAGATGGGCTTTGCCTTTTGGTCCTGAGCGTAATGTTGCAATGGCTATGATCCCTACTTGGATGAAACGTCAAATCATTAAAGCTCAAGGTGAAGATAGCCCAGAGTATGCTCGCGCGTACCAATTAATTTGGACAACAGAACAACATAAAGCACGTGAAAATGGAACACCATACAAAACTCCACAAGAGATTGAAAAGATGGTTAAAGCATATTACAACATGCGTACCATTGCTAACTTAGTTCTTCCTTTCTCTCCACGTTTTGATTCACCTTATCGTATGCATATGGATATGTGGCGCGAATACCAAAGAAAATTTGGTAAAGACGCTGATGAGATGTTCTTAAAAGATCACGAAGAATTCTTTGACCTAGCAATCAGTCTTTCACAAAACGTTGCTGGCGTACAAGCATCCGTTGATGCTGTTGGCGCAACTAAAGCTAACAAAGAACTTGTTTCAGAACTTTACGGAACTGAACCAGCATTGATTGGTTTAATTGTAAACAATCCTACAGGTTATGACTTCTCTCAAGCTGCCTATGAATGGCAATACGCTACACCTATTACCCCTGGTTCTAAGCAAACATTTCGTGGTACTTCAGATCCTGAAGAAGTTCAAAGAAAAAATGAAGCATCAAAGGGTTGGGTTCAGTACAGACAATTTATGTCTACTCAAATTGAACCAGTTTTGTTAGATCGTGGTTTAAGCTCAATTCGTGATCGTAGAGCAAAAGATCTTGCAGCAATGCGCGAAGATTTCATTATTAAACTTGGTGAGAATGAAGCTTGGCGTGATGACTGGTTAGATACTGACGGATCTAAAACTGGTCGTGTAATTCGTGGTCTTGAAAGAATATTAGACGATAAAAAGTTTATGGAAGCCAATGGTAATAATCCTACTTGGAAATCTGTTGCTTTATACATTCAATTAAGAGATCAAGTTGCTGATCAATTATCACAACGTAAAGTTAAATCTTTAGGTGCTAAAGCTAACATAAGAATTGCTCAAGCATTTGATGCAGCAGTTGGACAATTAAAACAACAAGATATTGGATTTAGTGATCTTTATGATAGATTCTTATCTAATGATCTTGTTTATGACAAATTTACAGTGGGTGAATAATGGCAAAATATACCGAAGCTGAGATTATTCAGATTCTGCGTGATGCAGATATTCCTGAAAAAGATATTCCTTTAATGATTGCTATTGCTATGGCTGAATCCAAAGGTGATTCTGATGCTGTTGGTGATGTAAAATTAGCTAATGATAAATGGGATGCAAGCATCGGTTTATTTCAAGTTCGCAGTTTAAAAAATCCTGAAAAGTATTCTAAAGCAGATAAATTAAGAATCAAAAACAAATTGTTTGATCCTGTTTATAATGCTAAAGTTGCTTATGAAATTAGTAAAAAGGGTAAAGACTGGTCTCCTTGGTCAACTTATAATGACGATAGTTACAAAGAGTTTTTACCAAGCAAAAGTTCTCGTTCACAAATTAGAATTGCCGGTGGCGGCAGAGGAAAAGGTAAACCAATAATTATGGCTGCTTCTGGCTCAACCCCTAGCATGGGTTCCGATAAAGATTTAAAAGAACTTCAAAATAATCTTAGAGATGCTCAATCTACATTAAAAGATTACGAAAGCAAAATCAAACGTGCTAATAAAGAAGGCGTTACTGCTGAATCCATTGCTAACCAAAAAGAACTTATTGATGATATTAAAACAAAGATTGATACTCGCAAAAAAGAACTTACTCCTGGCCGCGAGACTATTGAGCAATTAAAAGAAAAGACAGCGCAAAAAGCAGAAGAAAAAGCTCTTCAAAGATCAGCTGATGCTGTGTCCGAATATGAAAGATTAAAAGCTGCTTCTGAGGCTGGCGAAAAGGTTTATACAGGCCTTGCTGGTAATAGACCTGTTATGCAGTACGTTACTGACGATATGCTTAATAAAGCAAAAGAACGTGCTACAGAAGTTGAACCTAGTGTAGCATTAGAAACCCCAACTCCTCAAACATCTGCATATGTAAATCCAAGTCTAACAACTAATTTTGATGGTTCCCCAAAACCAGTAATTGCTAAAGGTTTTGGTGAATCAGTTTACCTTGGCGACTTTGAATCATTTAACGAAATACCATATCCTTCTATTAGTGGAACAACTGAAACAAGAAAAAAATATACTTCTGGTGGACTTACTAATGTTATTCAAGATCTTGAAGAGCTTAAAAGAATGTGGTTTAATACCGATCCTAAAGCTCAAGCTTTAGTTCAAAAATTTAAAGATTTATATGCCTCAAAGGGTAAAGTTGCAACTCAAGGAGACTGGGAATCAGCTTTAGATGACACAGCTGCTGTCAATATGGACAACCCTACTCAAACTCTTTGGGTAACTGCAGAAAATCAAATTAATGGTGGCGGAGGCGGTACAGGTACTGGTCCTTCTGCTAAAGAACTTAAAAACAGACGTGAAGCAATTAAGCTTCTTGCAACAGAACTTGGTGTAGAACTTACTGATGGTCAAGTTAATTCACTTGGCTACGATTATGCTAATGGCAATATTGATGCAACAACTGTTAGATCACGTATTGCTGCAACAGGTAATATTAACTTTGCTACCGGCGAAGCCGCCAAAACTATTGATTCATTAAAAGCAACTGCTGCTTCTTATGGTGTATCTTATGATCCTTCTTGGTATACTCAATCAGCTAAAGACATCCTTACAGGTAAAATTGATAATGATACTTTAACTCAACAACTTAAAGAACTAGCTAAATCACGTTATCCTTCACTAGCTAAACAAATTGATTCAGGATACACCGTTAAACAGATTGCTTCACCATATTTGCAATCTATGGCTAACATTCTTGAAATTAACCCTAATGATATTACTATGGAAGACCCTACAATTAAGCAAGCATTTACTTCACTTAACGCTGATGGTCAACCTTCAACTAAAGCTTTATGGCAGTTTGAACAAGATTTAAAACAAGATCCTCGTTGGAGATTTACTAAGAATGCTCAAACTGATCTTATGGGAACGGCTCGTAAAGTCCTTCAAGACTTTGGATTGGTTTACTAATGGCAACTAATGCAAGCAATAAAGCGTATTTAGAAAAACGTATTGCTGAAGCAAAAAAAGCAGGACTTGATGTTTCTAAAGTATCTATTCCTAAAACTATTAACGAAACTACATTAGTTAAACTTGACGATCAAATAAATAAAATTCTTTACCCTTCAGGTCAATACGGCGTAACTGGTACTGCAGCGCCGGTAATTGATCCTGCAACTGCAGCTGCTAACGCTGCAAGGGATGCTGCTGCTGCAAGGGATGCTGCTACAACTCAACAACAACGTACTGACTGGACTGAACAGTTATCAATCCTTTTCAAAAACTATGGTCTTGAAACATTAGCACCAAAGATTAAAGAATTTGTTCAACAAGGTTATTCGCCAGATACTGTAACCCTTAAACTTCAAGAAACACCAGAATATCAACAACGTTTTCTTGGTAACGCTGCACGTATTAAAGCAGGTTTATCTGTTCTTTCACCTAAAGAATATCTTGCAACAGAAGATGCATATCGTCAAATTATGAGAACAACAGGTTTACCTAAAGGTTTTTATGATTCACCAGATGATTTTAGTAAATTCATTGAATCAGATGTTTCCCCAACAGAACTTAAACAACGTGTTGATTTAGCACAAACTGCTATAGACAACGCTGATCCTTATTACACACGTACCCTTCAAGAAATGTACGGTCTATCCAACGGGGATATGATTGCTCAAGTTCTTGACCCACAACGTGCTTTACCATTTATTACTAAACAAGCACAAGCTGTTCAATTTGGTGCTGCTGCAGTTCGTCAAGGTTTACAAATTGCTAAACCTGTTGCTGAACAATACGCCGGTATGGGTGTTACACAACAACAAGCAGAACAAGGCTTTCAAGCAATTGCACAAATACTTCCAACAGCTGAAAAACTTGGTCAAATTTATGGACAAAATTATAACCAAGAACAAGCAGTGTCTGAAGTTTTTGGTGGACCTATGAGTGCTGAAGCAATTCAAAGACGTAAAAGACTTTCCGAAATGGAACAATCAACATTTGCTGGCCAATCAGGCGTAGGTAGAGGTTCTCTATCACGTGGTATGTCAGGCCAGTACTAAAACCTACTAAGCGCACCGGCACTTAGAAGCGTAACCGAAGCCCGGCAGTATGAGCCATCACAGATTCCCCTGTTTGTGTATGTGGCATACGACAACTTAATGAAAGGGAGTGGCTGCAATGGCCAACCAATACGAATACGAAGACGAAACAGAAGAGCAAGATAACGGCCCAGCCGAACTTCGCAAAGCATTAAAGAAAGCACAAAAGGAACGTGAAGCTATTGAAGCTGAACTGTCCCAACTGCGTTCCGATATGCGTTCTCGCTCCGTCAAAGATGTATTGGCCTCAAAAGGTGTACCAGATAAACTAGCGAAACTTATTCCTAGTGATGTGGACACACCTGAACAGATTGATGCTTGGTTAAACGAATACAGTGATGTATTTGGTATTAAGTTAGCTGAACCTGTTCAACCGTCCGTAGATGAAGAAACCGTAAGAGATAATCAACGTATCAACAATGTGACTTCAACAGCACAGAACCCTTCAGGTGAGCAATCACAGCACCAAAAGGTTATGGCTGCTAAGTCTAAAGATGAACTTGATCAACTTCTTTTCGGTCAATCACTTGGGCGTTAAACCGCAACTACTAACAACCTTGAAAGAGGTGAACTAAATTGCCTACAGAAAATTATACTAGCACCAGCACCGCGTCCCTTGGAACTTCCTTGGTACAGACTGCTTACGATCGCTACGTAGAATTTGCGCTTCGCGCAATGCCACTTATCCGTGACGTTGCAGACAAGAAGCCAACCCAACAAGCAATGCCAGGTTCATCTGTCGTATTCCAGTTATACACTGATTTATCGGCAGTAACCGGCACTTTAACTGAAACTGTTGACCCAGATTCAGTTGCCTTGGGTAACACAAGCAACGTAACCGTAACTCTTAACGAATACGGTAACGCTGCAATCGCAACACGCAAGTTAGAACTGTTCTCATTGTCTGATGTTGATCCAGCTATTGCTGACATCATCGCATTCAATATGGCAGATTCTATTGACGGTTTCGCACAAACAGTGCTACGTCAAGGTTCAAACGTTATTTACTCAGGTGGTGGAACAACAACTACTGGTGTAACCGGTGGAGCTGCTTCACAAATCACTTCAGCAAATATCCGTAGAGCTATTGCTAAATTGCGTTCAAACAAAGCTGTTCCACGTATGGGTGAATTATACTGGGTTGGAATACATCCAGAAGTTTCACACGACTTACGTGCAGAAACAGGCGCAGGTGGATGGCGCGAAGCACACGTTTACAACGAATCAGGTGCTGGCAATCTATGGCCAGGATCTATCGGTGTTTACGAAGGTGCAATGTTCGTAGAATCCCCACGTATGTACAACGCTACAGACGGTGGATCAAGCGCAAGAGTATTCCGTACAATCCTTGCTGGAAAGCAAGCATTGGCTGAAGCTGTTGCCGAAGAGCCACACGTAGTGATTGGTCCTGTGACCGATAAGTTAATGCGTTTCCGTCCAATCGGATGGTACGGCGTTCTTGGATTTGCTCGCTACCGCGAAGCTTCCTTGTACCGCATTGAGTCAACCTCAAGCATCAACAACGCCTAATTTAGGCAAACTTGTAGCCCCCATTGGAAACGGTGGGGGTTACACCCTTTAAGGAGAACAATGGCTTATTATTTTTTACCACCTACTGTTGAAGAAGGTCCTGCCGGTGGTGGTGCATTGTTTTTTAGATATAAGTTAACTAGGGCTAATAGTGTTTTACAAAGAACTGACGGTTCTTATTATAGTGTTCGTACACCAAGCGTTGATGAAACACAATCCGCTGCATACTACTATCCAGGTGGACACAAGAATTTGATTTCTGATTCAGAACGTACAAGTTTAATTGCTGCCGGTTACGGCGCTTACATAATAGAGGAATAGATGACACCAGGTAGATATAATATTAAAGTGTATCAAGGCTCAACTTTTAGTCTTGCACCGCAGTGGAAAATTGATGGCACATATGTAAATGTGACTGGCTATACTGCCATTTTGACTGTTAAGAACTCTCCTTCTTCTGAAACATCTATTGTTGTTTTGTCAACAGATAATGGTCGTATCACTGTTGGTACTACTGATGGTAAGTTCACTTTGGCTTTGACTGCTGTTACTACTACTGGTTTGGCTGCAGGTAATTATGTTTATGACCTTGAGGTTACTTCTCCTGGTGGTGTTGTTACACGTTTGTTAGAAGGTGGCTTTATCGTTTACGAGGGAGTTACCTCTTAAATGGCTGAAGTTGTAGAAATACCTAGCAGTACTACTGTTTTAAATATTAATACCCAACAACCCTCTATTACTACTATAGAGTTGCAAGAATCTACCACAACTCTTGATGTTTTGTATGATGAGACTGTTGTTGTTGAAGCTGGCCTTATTGGTCCTCAAGGTATTGAAGGTTCTCAAGGCAGCACCGGTGCAACAGGTCAATCTATTACAGGAGCAACAGGTGAAACTGGTGCAACGGGTGCAACGGGTTCTCAAGGTATACAGGGTATTACTGGACCTACAGGTTCAACTGGCGCTGTTGGTGCTACTGGAGCAACTGGTGACACAGGTGTTACAGGTCCCACTGGTTCGCAAGGTTTGCAGGGTGTCACCGGTTCTACTGGTAGCACTGGACCGACAGGTGCAACAGGTGAGACTGGACCTACAGGCCCACAGGGTATTCAAGGTATTCAAGGTGTAGCAGGTTCTACCGGTTCTACAGGTTCTACCGGTGATACAGGTCCTATTGGACCTACCGGTGTTACAGGACCTACAGGTGCTACAGGTATTAGTGTTACTGGTGTAACAGGTGCCACAGGCAGTACAGGTGCTGGTGGAACATTAGGTTATTGGGGTTCTTTTTGGTCAACCCAAGATCAAGTAGCGGCAAACACAACAACTGCTTACCCAATTACTTACAATAATACTGATCCAGATTCTAATGGTGTAAGTATTGTTTCTAACTCACGACTTACATTTGCGTATGCAGGTGTTTATGATATTCAATTTTCTGCTCAGGCTGACAGAGTATCTGGTAGTGGAACTGACACTATTGATATTTGGTTCCGTAAAAATGGAACCGACATTGCAGATAGCAATACTGTTGTAACTGTTTCAGGTGGCGCAACAGCGGCTAAAACAGTTGCTGCTTGGAATTATATGGTTGAACTTAACGCCAACGATTATATTGAATTGGTATGGCGTACATCTGATACAAGGTTAGAGTTAGTTGCAGATGTTGCAGGAACAAGCCCTACTAGACCAGCAGTTCCTAGCGTCATCCTTACAGCTTCTCAAGTTATGTATACACAGGTTGGCCCTACTGGTGTAACCGGTCCAACTGGTGCTAATGGAACTATTGGTATTGATGGAGCTACAGGGGCAACAGGACCTACCGGTCCTACGGGTGCTGATGGTTTTCTTGGTGGCACAGGTGCCACCGGAGCAACTGGAAGTACTGGTCCAACAGGTCCAACGGGTATACAAGGTGTTGTTTATAGCACTGGTGCTCCTTCTGATACTGGTGTGGTATGGTTAGATACTGACGCCACTGGTCCTCTTGTTCCACTTGCTGGTACTACTGGTCAGTATCTTGGTAAAGCGTCTAACACAGATTATGATGTTAGTTGGCAAACTATTATTGTTCCTGAATCTGGTTTTAATCCGTTTTTGCTTGGGGGTATGTAGTGGCTGTTTTAAAGTATTATGATGGTACCGATTGGGAACCAGTTGCTAGTGCTTTACAGGGTCCAACTGGTTCCACTGGTGCTACTGGTCCTACTGGCCCAACGGGTGCTACTCCTGGTTTGGTTTTATTAAACACTACCAGTTTTGCTGGAGTGACAAGTCAATCAATCAATAATGTTTTTAGTTCAACTTATAGCAATTACAAAATAGTAATAAACTCTAATGTATTTAATACACTTAATTTAAGATACCGAGTTGCTGGTTCAGATGACACTACTTCAAATTACAACAATGCTTATTATGCTTTTGAGTCAAGAGGTATTGCAGAATTTAATGGTTATGGTGAGGGAGCAACAACACACTCAATTACAGGTACAAATTGCGATGAAGAAAGTTATGCAATTTTAGAAATTGGAAATCCTTTTGCAAGTACTCATACTTCTCTTCAGGCTTTTTTATCTGCTGGCGTAAGTACTATTGGATATAAAGCATTTCATATTTTAGGAAATGGAAGATTTAGAGCAACTACCTCATTTACTGGTTTTACTTTTTATGGTTCATCAAATATGACAGGAAGTGTGAGTGTTTATGGATACAACAAATAAACTTTTTATTCAAATAGATGATGAAAAAATTGAATTGACTGGTCAAGCAAAAACAGATTTTATTGCTGACAGAGAAGCGGCATTAGAAGCACAACGCTTACTCAAAGCCGAGTATCAAGCCAAAAAAGATGCAAGAGAATCTGCAATCAAAAAACTATCTGAGATTGCTGGTTTAACCGAAGAAGAAGTAAACGCAATAATAAACTAACCATATTGGGGACGATATGAAAATAGCAGCATACACAATTGCTTTAAATGAAGAAAAACACGTGATGCGATGGTTGGAAGCAACCAAAGACGCAGACCTACGTGTAGTCATAGACACAGGTTCAACAGATAAAACTGTTGCCCTACTACAAGCAGCACCAAATGTTATTGTGCACCAAATATCAATTAAACCTTTCAGGTTTGATGATGCACGAAACGCAGCCCTAGCATTAATACCTGATGATATAGATATTTGTTTATCACTTGATATGGATGAGATCCCTGAGAAAGGTTTCTTTCACACAGTGCGTGAGACGTGGGAACCTGACACGGACCGTGGTTGGGTTTGGTGGGACACCGGTAACAAGTGGCGTAACAATAACAGGCTTCACCGTAGGCACGGGTACAGATGGATTAAACCTTGCCACGAAGTAACTTTTAAATATACACCGGGTGACGAAAAAACTTTAGAGTACGATTTGACAGTGTTTCATAAACCTGATGACACAAAACAAAGAACATACTATTTGCCTATGCTTGAGGGTGCTGTGCACGAAGATCCACGTGATGCACGAATGTGGGCTTATCTGACACGCGAATATTATTTTCACAAAATGTGGGACAAAGTTATTGAGTCCGCTTTCAGTACTTTACAAGCGGGTGGTTGGTATGTTGAACGCTCAGCTGTGTGTCGTGCCGCAGGTCAGGCTTCACAGGAACTTGGTAATAACGAGAACGCTTTAAAATGGTTTCAAAGAAGTATTAAAGAGAACCCTACAGAGTTAGAACCTTGGTTCAGTTTTGCACAGTTCTCTTATACTGTTAGCAACTGGCAAGGATGCTGGGATGCTGCAAACAAAATTAATGAACTTGAACCAACATCACATTACCTAAACGACAAGTCCATTTGGGATTGGCGTTGCTACGATCTGCTATCAGTATCAGGTTGGCAGCTTGGTAAAAAAGATGAGGCAGTTAAGTTTGCAAGAATGGCTTTGAAAGCAAACCCAACGGACGGGCGCTTACAAGATAACTTGAAGTGGTTGGAGGAAAACTATGTCGCTACACAGACTGAGAACGCATCCTGAGTTTGTTGAAGGATGTTTTGGTTGTAAGGCTGCAACTTTAGAGTTGCATCCTGGTGATGCTGCACATATGCGTGAGATCCCTAAACGTAAATGGGATGCTGAATTGAATGCTTATGCTGACGCTAGACGTCAAGGTATTCAACCTGCTGGCACTTCTATGAAGGCCATCAAGGATGCCCATAAGGCTAGTGAAAATCTTGGCAAAGCCTACGATGGTGGAACAATGCCCCCAGCAAACAGGTTAGCTAACAAAAGTGTAACTAAGGCTATGAATAAATTGGGTATGTAATGCCTGAGTTAAATGCAAACATTCCCCCTATTGATTGTTATGTTCGTGGTAATTTTCTTCGTAATCAAGAGGATTCACACGACAAGTATTTTCCTTGTGTAATCTTTGGTGTTTCAAGTGTGCAAAACCGTAGCCCTTTGTTTCATTTTATGATGGAAGATGGTGGCCTTTGGTGGCGTATGCCTATCAACGCTTTCTGTAAAGAACCAAACACACCAGAAATTGATTTACATAATCTTGTTTTATGGAACTCTTTTAGTCCTAATGTTGCTGTAACTAAGTTTGCTAATCTAGCAAACCTTAAAATGAGTTACAAAGATCGTAACAAGAATGTTGTGCCAGGTAAATATTTGTTCACTTTGGATTGGCATAATCCTGATTCTAACAGGCTTGATGATGGTTATTCGGAAACACCTAATGAACATAAATGTGGTCACGTTATCCAACGTGATGATGGCAACTTTGCCATACAACCTAATAACAGGGTTCGTGTGTTTGAACCTTCCTTTGCTAATCAAAAAGATTTAGTGATAGGAAGAATCATTAATGACCGTGTTTGGGATGTTGAGGATAAGGAAAAATAATGGCTAAATCTGCTGCTTGGCAACGTAAAGAAGGCAAGAACCCTAAAGGTGGTTTAAACGCCAAAGGTCGTGCTTCATACAATAAGGCTACTGGTGGGAATCTTAAACCTCCTGTTAAAGCAAGTCAAGCTAAAAAATCACCTAAGTCTGCAGCAAGACGTAAATCTTTCTGTGGTCGTATGTGTGGTATGAAATCTAAACTGACCTCAGCTAAAACAGCTAGAGATCCTAATTCACGTATCAACAAATCGTTGAGGGCGTGGGATTGTAGTTGCAAATGAAAAAAGTTTGGGAAACTAAAAACCCTAAAAAGAAGTCAACAAAGTTAACACCTGCTAAGAAGGCTGCTGCTAAGGCACGTGCTAAAGCTGCTGGTCGTCCTTATCCTAATTTAATTGACAATATGGCTGTTGCGAGAAAGAAGAAATAATGACTTACGGTTTTGCTGGATCAACGCTGGTTGATGAATTGAATCGTCTTGCTAATGGTGGTGCAGACTATCCTGCACGTGACACCTATCAGGATGCACAAGGTGCTGCCAACAAATGGGCTGGCACAACCGGTCTTGGTCTTAATGGTGCACTTAACAAAAAAGCACAAGCTGGTCGCAGTGCTGCAGACTACAAAGGTTTGAACGCTGTATGTAATGAACTTGCAGGAACAACAGGTTTGTCTGCTATTCCTGCTCTAAGAGAGGTTGCTTCCTAATGCCATCATTTTCTGACCTTGTTGACGAAACACTTATTGCTTTATCTGGGTACACTCAACGTCAAGACCAATCAACTTACTTAACTGCTGCTATGACCGACACTCAAACAACTATGACTGTTGCTGATGCGGCAACTTTATCTAAAGGCCTTGTTGAAGTTGGTGACGAACTTATGTGGGTTGAGTCTTTTGACCGTGCCACTAACGTTGCAACCATTGCACCTTATGGTCGTGGATTTAGATCAACACAAAAAGCACCACACAACATTGGTGACAGGGTTACTATTTCCCCAAGTTTTCCTAAAGATGTTATCCGTAAACAATTAAACAATTCTGTTAGTGGTGTGTTCCCTGATTTGTTTGGGGTGTTCTACACTTCTTTCAGTTTTATTTCAAGCCAAAACACTTATGAGCTTCCATCAGAAGCTGATGAGATTCTACAAGTAACTTGGCAAACCACAGGTCCAACACAAGAGTGGCTTCCTGTTAGACAATATTCTATTAACAAAAACGCTTATGTTGGTACTTTTAATACAGGTAAAACAATTAGTGTTTATGATGGTATTGTTCCTGGTCGTACTGTGCACGTGGTTTATTCACGTCAACCACAAGAATTATATTTACCGTCTGATGATTTTGAAACTGTAACTAATCTTCCCGCTTACGCTAAAGAACCTGTTGTGTTAGGTGCAGCGTACCGTGTTGCAGGTTATTTAGATGTTTCTCGTCTTCCAGGTCAAAGTGCTGAAGTTGACCAGGTTGATCAAGCTTCACCTATCGGTTCTGGTGGAACTGTCACTAGAGCTTTGTTTCAACTTTATCAACAAAGACTTTCTGTTGCTTCTAAACGTCAACAGGAAGATTTCCCAATTCGTATTAGATATGGAAGGTAAGTAATGCCTGTTAATCGTTATTATTCGTCTGTTGCCATTGACACCACCTTAACTGGTGCTGTTAACTCTTCTGCAACTTCTATCACTGTTGCTTCAACTTCAGGGTTCCCTGCATCTTACCCTTACACTTTAGCCCTTGACTATGACACAGCTTCAGAAGAGTTGGTGAATGTTACTGCTGCTGCAGGTACTACTTTAACTATTGTTCGCGGCCAAGATGGTACTACTGGTGTGTCTCACGATGCTGGTGCTGCTGTTAAACACGTTGCTTCTGCACGTGATTACCGTGAACCACAAGAACACATTGCTGCATCAAGTGCTGTGCACGGTGTTACAGGTAGCATTGTTGGTACTTCTGATACACAAACTTTAACCAACAAAACTCTCACTACCCCAACTATTGGGTCTTTTTCTAACGCAACACACGGTCATACTGCTGCTGCAAGTGGTGGAACACTTACTGCTGGCGCTATTTATTATGGTTTTAATAGCAACACTGGTTCTTATACTTTGGCTTTAACTGACCAAGGTAAGATTCTTCCTTTTAGTACAACTTCTACTGGTACTATTACTGTTCCGTTGAATGCTTCTGTGGCTTTTCCTACTGGTTCTTTTGTTAACTTTATTCAAACAGGTACTGGTCCTATTTTGATGACTGGTGCATCAGGTGTAACAATTCAATCTGAGTCTTCTAAGCTAAGACTTAAAGGTCAGTATGCTGTTGCTGGTGTTGTTAAAACTGATACCGATACTTGGGTTGCCTTTGGTAACTTACAATCTTAAGGGAGTTTAATGTTACTTCTTGGCTCTATTAGTTCTACACCACTTGTTGCAACTGGTGGAACTATAACATCAGATGATAACTATTATTATCATACTTTTACATCTACTGGTACCACACAATTTAATGTTAATCAAAATGTTTCTGTTGAAATCATTTTAATTGGTGGCGGAGGTGGTGGTGCATCTTCCGACTCAGGCGCAGGCGGCGGCGGCGGCGGCGGCGGTGGTGCTGGCGGTTTTATTTCCACAACTGTTACTGCTTTAAGTGGTGATAATGCTGTTGTTATTGGTGCCGGTGGTGCCGCAAGTAGTAAAGGTAGCGACTCAACTTTTAGAAGTTTAATTGCTGAAGGTGGTGGTCGTGGAGGAAACTCCGACAACAACAACACTAACCGTGTTGCAGGTGGAGCAGGTGGATCCGGTGGTGGTTCTGGTGCTAATGCAACTGGTGCTGGTACAGGTAATCAACCTGGTTCAGCAAGTGGCGGTTTTGGTAACAATGGTATAAATGAAGCAAACAATAGTACTGGCGGTGGTGGCGGCGGAGCCGGTGGTGTTGGTTCAGGTAGAACTGGTGGCGTTGGAAAAATTATTTCTGGTTGGCTATCTATGCCATCTAGTAAAGCAGGCGGTGGCGGTGGCGCTAGTCGTAACTCTACTGGTGGTTCTGGCGGTTCAGGTGCTGGTAATGGTGGCGATGAAAATACTACTGCAGCAACTGCAGGTGCTGCTAATTCTGGTTCTGGCGGTGGCGGCGCATATTCAAGATTTTATGGTATTGGTACCGGTGGCGCTGGTGGTTCAGGTTGGTGTTCTATTAGATATTCAAAGAATTTAATTTAAGGAGAAATTATGGCAACATCATATAAAGTTTTAGGACAATCTGCACCTGCGGCAACAACTGCAACAGATGCTTATACTGTTCCTTCATTAAAATATGTAGTGGTTTCAACTATTACTGTAGCAAATCGTGCTACAGGTGCAGCAACATATCGCATATCAATTAGACCTAATGGTGATACACAAGCAAATCAACATTACATTGCTTATGATACTCCAATCTCTGGAAACGATACGGTTGCATTGACATTAGGATTAACCGCAGATGCAGCAGATGTATTTACTATTTACGCATCAAGTGCTAATTTATCTTTCAATTTATTTGGAAGTGAAATAGATGTTTAATTTAATAAAAGAATAAGGTAAATTCAAATGACAATTACTAGAGTCAAAAACACTACTATTAGTGGCGTTGGCGATAAATCTAATAATTTAAAATATGACATTATTAGCGCCACTGGTGGAACAACTGGTGCAACTGGACCTATTAATGGAGCAACTTATCAAACGCATCAATTTGATTCAAGCGGCAATTTTGTTATAAATTCAGGTTATGGACTTGTTGATTATATTGTAATTGCTGGCGGTGGCAGTGGTGCTTTATGTGAAGGTGTTGGTGCTTCAGGACCTGTAGGTGGCGGTGGCGCTGGTGCGGTTCTTCGTGGAAGCGCTGTATTAGGACCAGGAACTTATGACATTGTTATTGGTGCAGGTGGTGCATCTCAATCAGATGGATTAGCAGGTGCTCCAGGTTTTAGTGGAAATGATTCTACTTTTGCTATTTTTATAAGAGCACGTGGTGGTGGATACGGTGGAGCAAGAAGTGGTGCCGGAAACAATGCAACATCAGATGGTGGTCAAGGTGGTTCTGGCGGCGGAGGTGGTACCAATGCTGGTGGTTTTGCAGATAATGGTGGTAACGCTGGAGGTGCTTCTGGATCAAGTCGCGGCGGTGGCGGAGGCGGTGCAGGCGCTGTAGGTGTTGGTGGTTCTAGTGGCGGAACTGGTGGTGCTGGAACTGACATATCTGATTTTTTTGGTCAAGCTGCAACCACAACTTATGTTGGTGGAGGCGGCGGAGGTGCATTGGCTGGTGGTGTAGTTTCAGGTCACGGAGCAGGTGGAATTGGTGGAGGCGGTGCTGCTGCAAGAAATACAGCAACTGCTGGAACTGATGGAACTGGCGGTGGCGGTGGTGCTGCTTGCACTCAAGACGGTGCTGGTGGTGTAACTGGCAAAGGCGGAAATGGTCGCGTTTATTTAAGATATAGAATTACTTGAGGATAAATTAAATGGCTGTTAATAATGCAAGAAATTCAAGTGTTACAAAACTTAATAGCAACAAAAAAAGATTTACAAATCCTAAAATTGTAAGTGCTACCGGCGGAACTATTTCTAAAGTTACTACCTTAAATAATGAAATATTTTATATACATAGATTTACTTCAAGTGGAACTTTTACTATAAATAATGGAACCGGAGAAGTTAGTTACTTAATAATTGCTGGCGGTGGTAGTGGTGGTTTACATCAAGCCGTTACTTCATCAACCACAAAAGGTGGTGGTGGTGCTGGTGGTGTATTAGAGGGAACTATAACGCTGGGACCAGGTTCATACACAGTAACTGTTGGCACTGGTGGTGCATCCCGAACAGGCGGATTTGGTAGTGCGGGAAACATTGGAAACAATTCAGTTTTTCATAGTTTTACAGCAACTGGCGGAGGTGCTGGAGGAAACGGAACTGGCGGCTCAGGTGGTTCTGGCGGCGGAGGCGGAAACAATTCTGGCGCTGGAGGAGCAGGAACGTCTGGTCAAGGAAACAATGGTGGAGCAAGTGATTCTGTCCGAGGTGGCGGTGGTGGCGGAGCCAGCGCTGTAGGAATTGCAGGAGGTTCTGGTGGTCACGGTGGAAGTGGTAAAGATGTTTCTGCTTTTTTTGAATTAACTTCAGGAACTATCTTTGTTGCAGGTGGCGGAGGTGGAGCATACAGAAGTGGTGTTGCCTTTGGTCACGGATTTGGTGGCAAAGGTGGCGGTGGAATGGGTAGAAAACTTTCTGGCGACCCCGGATTAAATACCACAGGTTCTGGTGGTGGAGCAACAATTACTGGTAATAACCAAGGTGGGTCTTCCGGCAAAGGTGGCGATGGTGCAGTTTATGTTAAATATAAGGCGGTATTTTAATGAATTATTTTGCTCAAATTAATGAAAGCAATTTAATTACTTGGGTAATTGTTGCAGATTCTAAAGAATGGTGTGAAGAAAATCTTGGTGGAACTTGGGTGCAAGCACATAATCCATTAGATGCAGCGATAGATTACACATATAATAAAGAACGTGATGTTTTTATCCCCCCAAAACCATTTACTAAATGGATTTTAAACGAAGAAACTTGTCAGTGGGAACCCCCAATTCCATATCCAACTGACGGATTGATATATGTATGGAATGACAATCAAGAAGAATGGGAAGAATACAATGACACTACAAGTAACTAAAAATATTATAACAAGATCACTAGCATTATTTATATCCTTTGCACTACCATCCGTAGGTGTAGGAGCTTTTGCCGGTGTAGAACCAGTCAAAGCTGCAGCAATTGCCGGAGGCTTAGCCATCGCGGGTGTTGTAACAGATCTTGCCAGAGAGTTCCTAAAAGACGGAGACCTTACTTTAGCTGAAGTTGATGAAGTATTTAAAAAAGCATCTAAAGGTAAAGGTGGCAAATAATTGGCATCACCTATTGCTAACGGAAAAATAACTACACCTTACGGCAAAGCCGGTAAGATGTGGAAGTCAGGAAAACATACTGGTGTGGACTATGCCGTGCCAACTGGTACAGATATTCTTGCAGCCTGTGATGGTGTAGTTCAAGGCAACAACTGGGGTGCGGCCTACGGTAAACAAGTTATTGTTAAGGCCAATATCAATGGTAAAGACCTTTGGATGATATATGCTCACTGTTCAGAAACTTTTGTTAAAGCTGGAGCCAAGGTTAAAAAAGGTCAACATATTGCTGAATCTGGGAATACTGGTAACTCAAGTGGTCCTCATCTTCATTTTGAAGTAAGAGACGGTGCACGTTGGTCAGCTTCTAAAGATGTTGATCCTAAAGATATTTTAGCGGCATAAGTTGTTTCGCAGATTCTCTGCGATAATAGCGATTGTTGTTTTAACAACTCTTATCGCACGACCATCATACTCTGATGATGTAACAATTAACTTAGATAACACAACACCTTATGTGGATGTGCCGGTAACTATCACTGAACCT